CCGATCTCGTGTCCGTTATCCCGCCGAACGCTGAGTTGTCAGCCATGTCTAAAATCCAAGCGGATCAGGCAGGCAAAGCACCCGGTCGGCAGAATGCGCAGGGCACATGGGGCGGCTATGCTTGGCAGGACTATGTGCCGACGCCTAATGACGTGGAGCGGTGGGACCGCAGCCATGCTAATATCGGCTTGAAGGCAAGCAAATATCCTGCTGTTGACATTGATGTTGTCAACGAGGGGCTGGCTAGGGTCATCGGCGATATGGCGGTGAAGGCATTGGGCAAAGCCCCGATGCGTATCGGTCGTTATCCCAAGCGCCTATTCATGTATCGCACCGACGAAAAGATTGGCCGGATGCAGGTGCGGTTCCGCGATGGTCGCGGGGTTGAGCAGCTTGTAGAGTTCCTAGGGGACGGACAGCAATACGTCATCGGCGGTATCCACCCTATCACTAAGGAGCCATACAGTCTCGATGTGGACTTGGAGACACGTGGTCCTGCTGGGTTGAAGAAGGTCACGCGGGAAAAGATTGAGCAGTTCTTTGCTGACCTGACGGAGACGTTGGAGATGATGGGCTGCGAGATTATCCACGCGGACAAGACGGCACAGAAGGCAGTCGAGCGGCAGTCGGTCGATCAGGCTTCGCTTACTGCGCCAAGCGTTGTCCATGTGGCTGCTGCGGTGACTGCTATCCCGAACAAGACCGAACACTTCCCCGACCGCGATGACTATATTCGCATGGGCTACGCCATCAAGGCAGCGTGTGGCCCAGACAATGAGGCGGATGCGTTCGAGATATTCGCAGGCTGGGCCGAGCGTTGGGAAGACGGGGTTAACTCGCTCGATACTATCGAAGCAGACTTCGGTCGTATGCACCCGCCATATGAGTTAGGTTGGGACTGGCTGGCCGGTAAGGCTGCGACCTTTGGCTACAAGCGTGAGGTTGATGAGTTCGATGTGGCGGACTTCAGCGACGAAGACTTCGGCATAGTGGCCTCGGCGGGTGAGACACCGGTTGAGTATAGCGACATTGCTTTGGCGCAGCGCGTTGCTCGGTTACACGTTTCGGATATCCGATACGTTGTGGGCGGCATGGGCTGGGTCGCATGGGACGGGAACAAGTGGGCGGTGGATGTGGCGAAGAAGCATCTCGCCATTGTCCGCAAGGTCTGCGCCCAAGCGTCGGCGGAGGCCTTGGAAAAGATAGACAGCCCGCAAAAGGGTGAGCGGATCGCGCAGCGTGTGGCGTCGTATAATGTGATTGCAAACGTGGCGAAGCTGGCAGCAGTTGAGCCGTCCATGCAGGCGACCACCGAGCAGCTAGACGCGGACATCTATATCCTCAACACCCGGTCGGGCATGGTGGACCTGAAGACGGGGGTCCTGTTCGCGCACGACCGTTCTCGCATGTGCACAAAATGCACATCGGTCGAGGCGGACTTCAGCAAGCCAGCCCCGCAATGGCAGGCGTTCCTCAATGAGGCGTGCAACGGTGACGCGGAGATGATCTCTTACCTTCAAAGGTTGGCTGGCTATTCGGCGACGGGTAGCACCAAAGAGCATGTGCTCGCCTTCGCCCACGGGTCCGGCGGCAATGGCAAAGGGACGTTCCTCGGAGCGATAGGCAATATCCTTGGCGATTATGCCACCGTGGCCAGTGCGGACGTGTTTCTCGCGTCGAACAATCAGCGCCACCCTACAGAGTTGGCGTCGTTGATGGGCGCTCGGCTTGTTCACGCGCAGGAGATTGACCCGTCGCGCAAGTGGGACGAGGCTAAAGTCAAGGCGCTGACTGGTGGGGACAAGATCAGTGCGCGCTTCATGCGGCAGGATTTGTTTGAGTTCAATCCGCAGTTCACGTTGATCATCGCAGGCAATACGAAGCCGGAGATTACTAATGTGGATGACGCTATGCGTCGGCGTATGCACCTCATCCCGTTCGAGACTAAACCTCTCGTTAAGGACATGGACTTGCCGGATAAGTTGAAGGAAGAATATCCCGCGATTCTAGCGTGGGTTATCGAAGGCGCGAAGGCTTGGCTGGAGCAGGGTCTCAACCCGCCGCAGGCAGTAATCCAAGCTACCGAGGAATATCTCGCTGGAGAAGACGCCTTGGCCCGCTGGATCAGTGAGCGCTGCGTGGCTGGTGCGGACAATGAGATGACTACCAATGAGGCGTTCAATGACTTCCGCGACTGGTGCAAGGATAACAACGAAGCCAAGGGCAAGGACTGGTCGCAGCGTAAGTTCAACGGAGAGATGACGCTGCATGGCTTTGAACCTGCAAGGGATCGGGCGACACGAACGAAGCGTGTGTTCCGTGGCCTTGAACTTCTCATAGGCGATGAAGACTATATGGTCATCAACGCCATGATTGATGAGCAGTCGGACGATTTCTTCGGCGTTCAGATTAACTTCAAAGCAGGCGATGGAGACGAGTAATGTATGGGAATGATTTTATGAGATACAAAGAGATCAGGGATGCACTCAATAAATATGACGGGACGGAGCCGTTGCTTCTCAACGAGCAGACCGGGGAGGTGACGCCGTTGCATGTCGATGTGGTCAATAGCCCACCGCACTATAAGACCGGAGGCATCGAGGCCATCGAAGGGATCGAAGCGTCGATGGGTCCGGAGGCATATGCTGGCTACCTCAAGGGCAATATCATGAAATATATGTGGCGCTATGAGAGGAAGGGGAAGCCGATTGAGGACCTTCGCAAAGCGTCGTGGTATCTCGACCGGCTCATAGGTTTACGTGAACGTAAAGCAGACTAAGGGGGCTTCGGCTCCCTTTTTTTTAAATCCGTGCACGGTTTGAGATAGTTCGGGCCGGGTTGGTGCCGGGTTTAGGGCCAGATAAAATGGCTGAAATCTAAGGATGTGCCGGGAGTGCCGGGTTTAAAAAAGTTAATCCGCTCTTATGACAGTAACAGTGTTAGGGGTGGTCAAATTACAATGTTACTTACTTATGGGAACCAATGGGCCGACAAACCGTGCACTCCGTGCACATTGGCGGAAATGCGTGGGTAAACCCGGCCCTAAACCCGGCCCGAACCGTGCACGGATTTTTCAAACCATGCACGGATGGCAGTTTTCCGTTAATCGTCGTCAAACACACCCGGCAAGTCGTCCGCATCGAGGTTATGAGAGCCGACTTGCTTGGGTGGCGTGATGTCGATGGTGACTTCTTGGTCTATGGCTTCATGTGGATTTGATGACGCCAAGTTTAGCTGGCGCAGTGCATCAAGATGAAGTTGGTTCACGTTGACTTGGACCGCTGCGGTCGGCTTGGCTTGGAACTTCTCCGGAGCAGCAACACCAGCCAGCCATTTGCGCGTTTCGATCTTGAGCCTGTCGGCATTAGCCGATACGTTGTCCGAAGCGTCGGCAATGTCGAGGCACTCATCAGCCCATTGGTCAGCCGCGATTGTCCGGGCCTGCTTGAACCGCTCCTCTCGGTCTGGGTCTTTGCGTATCCAGTGGTAAAGGGATAGGTTGCTGATGTTCAATTCACGGGCAAGGCCCGCCATCGTCATGCCGGAAGCAATCTTCTCCAGCAAAACAGTCTCGCCAACCTTGTCTAAGTTTGACGCAATGGTGCGTCGTTTAATATGTCCAGCCATGTCTTATCCTTTAAATAGCCATATAAGCCCGTATACGGCCCATAGAGAGGCATATAGGGCGATTGCTAGGTTATGGTCCCGATTGTAACTATGCACGCTCCAGACCCCTTAGAAACGTCTCTAAGAGGATAGAGACCGGGGCGGGCACTGAACGCCCGCCTTGCTCATAGTATCTTATCGACCGTTCGGACAGCCCGATCTTACGAGCGAGATGCCCTTGCGTCATGTTTAGCTTCTCGCGTGTTGCTTTAAACTCATCACTTGTCATTTGCTTTGATCCTTAAATCTAAAATCTAAAAACTAAAAACTAAAAACTAAAAACTAAAATCTAAATCTCGTCCTTTATAGCGCGGACAATCTCAACCGCACGTTCTGCCTTAATTGTCTTGTAATCCCACCATGCGCCACAGCCGCACTCGCTTTCCTCAAACGCAAAGCAGTCGCATTTCTTAGCGTCGGCTTCTAACGCCTTAATGGCGGCTTCTAGGCCAGCGTCATACCCGGATTGCCATTCGGCTGCGAGGTCTTTGGTCATTTGCTTTGGTCCTTAAATCTAAAATCTAAAAACTAAAAACTAAAATCTAAAAACTAAAAACTAAAAACTAAAATCTAAGTTTCGCCCTTCAATGCTTTTTCAGCGTCTTCTATCAATTCGATTGGCGGGTATCGCAGATAGCAGACGTGATCGGCGGTTATCACGCCAAGGAATTCCAGATATTCAAGCAGGCGATAGGCTAAGGTTTCTCCCGCCCGTTCGGTATATCGGTCAAACGCAATGTCGTCTTCGTCTTCGTTGTCGTTCATTTATTTGGCTCCTGCTCTCTCAAACGCTTAGCTTCTGCAAATGTTAGGCCTTCCGAATTGCGCAATGGCCAGGCGTTGTCGGAGGATATGCGGCCTTTGCGGCCTATTGGCGCGGCTTGTTGTGGCTTGATCATGTCAGGCTCCCTTCAGCATGGTTTTTAATTCAGCCTTAATTGCGCGGGCGGTATCGCCCTTCCATGATGCGGCATTAGATAGAAAATAACGCACGACGGATTCGGCGTCGTCAAAACAGTACCTATCCCGGATCGATTGCATGCTATGCATAGCGTTAAGATATGGAACCGCGCCAAAATAAGGCTTAGTCCAATCGCGGCTAATATCGCGGGCGATAACGTTTAGTGAACGGTTCATTTTATTCTCCCTTACTGTTGCTGGCATTAGCGCCATAAACGCCGCGCCCTATTGATAGGCGCGGCTAATATGGCGGTAACGGATCAATCCTTTAAATGTCCCTTTAACAACGCGTGAATTAGGCGCGCTTCAGCCTTGCCTATCTTATGGCGTGATCGCCGGTTATGCGACGCAATCGATCGATTGACGTTATCGGCGTTATACGCCGCGCCCGGTTGTTTATCCGCTATAATAAAGCTTTGCATTATGCTTTCCCTTCCATTTCATAACCATAAGCCTTCCAACGGGGCCCGCCTAAAGGCCTAATGATATTCCGCCCTAGCCAATGATAGCGCCAACGGGCCTGCCCATATGTTAGGCCTTCCCATAAAAGCTTTTCGCCATTGTCCAGATTAACAAAGGCCCGAAACGTATCGCTGGTAACTTGATTAACCATTGTGCTTCTCCCTTATCCTACTACAAAACCGGATTGATCATTGCGGGCCTTGCCCTTGGCGTATAGCGCCACAATGACGTTCTTAGGCTCTAAATGCCTTACGTCGCTATTGTCACCGTCAACGATAGGCAAGCCAAGGAACGTTTCGCCATTGGCCAGCATTGCGTCAACGATTGATCGATCACGAAAAACAACAGCGATCCGTTCACCATTGGCAACAGCCTTAGCGACAAACGGTTGATAAGCTTCGACGCCGCTATAGCTAAACGTTAGATCATAATTAGCAGGAACGTTTTTGCGGTTAGCGATCTTTGTATAATCGTAAAACTGGATATCAGGGAAAGCTTGCATGATATTGGCATATGAATAGCCGATCGCTTCATTTTCCCAACGAATATCGCTTGTACCGTTAAGCCGAACAATAAGCTTATATCCCTTGCGCTTGGCTTTAGCGCGCTCACGGATCAATTCATTATGCAATTGATTCATGAAAAGATCGCGGTACTGGTTAAAATATAATGTCTTACGCAAACGCGAAAGCATAACGTTTGACATTGCGCCGCGCCCTGCCGTGAATAGGCAGGCTTTTTCGCAACCGGCGGTTTTCGCCATTGGGCACAATTGCACGCCCGATTGCATTGCGGGCATAAGATACAATATGGCGGTTTTGATCCCGTACTTTTCGCCCTTTATTGTTTTGGCGTTAGTGTCGATCCCTAAGAGCTTTTCCGGAAATCGCGAAAACAACGAACGATTGTGTTCGTTGCCTAATATCTGCAATTGGATATCAAGCGCCAAGCCGGATATATCATATGCAAGCGCCGTTTCGGGGAAAGCGTTGTTATATGCGAACGGGTGATTAACTAAATGCAACATTTTATTCTCCCTTGTTATCGTTGCGGCTAGCGTACGCTAAGCCAGCCAGCATGCTAGCGATCCAGATAAACGCAAAAGCGTTAAACGGAATATATTGTGATAAATCAAAAGCCATTGATATTCTCCCTTTTGCTATTGATACCCGCCAATAGGAACAACCGGCCGGTCTGGTCAATCGACTAAATTGAAAACAATTGTAAACAATATAGTATAAAGCAACCGGCACGATATGCCGATTTAAGAAGGGAAAAAGGGATCGCCGCGCTTCCGTTTTCGCGTGCCTCCGACGCCATTTGGTCCAGCACTAATACACTGTTACACCCTGAAACCCGCAGAAATGCGTGGTTTTTTGGGTATGGAGCCTGAAATGGCCTTTCAATCCTCCCCCCCCCGGCCCCGGCCTCGCGCGGGGGGCGTCTGTGTACAACCTGACAGACATGGAGATGTGGCCCCACCCCCCGTACCCCCTATGTTTTACGCATCCCCAGCCAAAAAAATTTCCAACTTTTTGCTTGCCAAACTGTAACAATAAAGTGTAACAGCGATGGACAACAAAAAACGGGAGAAATACGTTGGCAGTTTATGGATACACACGCGTCTCGACTGAAGACCAGATCGAGAACACATCGCTCGACGACCAAGCACGCCAAATTCAAGGCATCGCGCTCACACACAATTTGGAACTAGACCATATCTACGAAGAGCGGGGCGTCTCCGGCGGTGTCCCACTGCTACGCCGAGAAGAAGGCTGCAAGCTGGCGTTCCTCCGGCCCGGCGATACCGTCATCGTATCTAAGCTAGACCGTATGTTCCGTGACGCACGGGACGCACTAAACGTGATTGCCGACTGGGAAACGGCGAACATTAATCTCATCATCAACGGCTATGGCAAT